TAACCAAATGATTTAAATTGTTTGACGGAACAAATATAGTGGCATTATTTGACATTCCAAAGAGTTTCCCGATAAATTCGTCAAAATTTTTCCAAACAGGCTACTGGGGTCGGCTTATACGAGTGATTTTATTCTTCCGACGCTCGTACCGTTCATTCCTGATGAACATTCTGTTCTCGTGAAGAGCCTCAACTTTGGCTCTCCAGTAATTTCTTTCAGCCGTGATACGGTTAATCAACCGTATCATCAGCATAACTCTGTTCACTTTCATAGGACTTCAATGATTTGTTCGATGTGAAACTTTCTGACCTTTCCTTCTTCCAAGTCCTTCCCGGATAGGTGCTGACCTCGTCTTTCGTCTATCTTTATCACACGATAGGCTCTCTTAGGAAGTACCATCCGTCCGACAACGTGTTTGTCAGGCATACCAAACTCTTCGAAACGTACCCGAACAGTATCCCCGACCTTTACCCTGTCGCGCATTCCTTCGAAACTCTTGAAGTCGAACACAGGGGTTCCGGCTCCTGAGTGGTTTAGGAACTTCGTCAATTCGTCACGGAGATTTCTCACTTCATCATGTGACATCACCTGAAAGAACGTTGCTGTCGTTCCGTCGGTGATTCCTATCTTTACGGTTCGCCCATACTTGTCAGGCTCTTCCGTCTGAATGATTGGTTTCAATGTCTTCATCTTTATCTTCATTTATAAACTGTTTCATAAACGGGCAATCATCTTCACAGGGGTAAACCATACCATCACCTCCTGGGTCTTGCCACGTAGGTAAAGCACGCAAATCGGCTGTGCAACACGTTCTACCATCTCCGAGGAGAGTAGTATTGAAATGCTCACAGGTTCTTCTGTGCGCTTCTATTTGTTCTTTTGTTTTCATGGCTCCTAAATTTTCTTCTGAAGTTTCAGCCGTGTAATAGCGTCCTTGCGGGAGTAAGCCATAATCGTATGACCTTTCACAGTGAACTCCCTCAACTCACGAACAACGGGTTTCGGCTTCCGTTGATTATCATTACGTCGAACCCCTGTATTGCGTCGAGGAGTTCTGAATGGGTCATTTGATTGTGCTGCCGCAATCATCAGAGCGGTCGCCAGCAACATTCCTTTCATTCTTGTCATAATCGTCTTTGATTTTTATATAGTTTCTACATCTATAATATCGTATCTTGTCTCGACAGTAACCGTCATAGGCACAGGTTTCACAGAGCGCAACCTTTCCTTCACGGTTCTTACCATATAGGGAAGTGTCCTCTTCGTTCATGGCTTCACTCGTCTGAGATAAATACCTTCTCCCTGCGGGAGTTTTCCATGCTCTCTGATATAGTTGTCTCGATGCTTTATGCAAAGGTCGCTGCGACAAGCGCAGACCGACCCCTCGAAGCAACACGGGTAACAAGATGGGTTCTTCTGACCCAAGCGTATTTCGTACCCATCCTCTATGGTGATTAGTTTGCTCATGATATATTGGATTAATCATTCTCGATGTCTATATTCGAAATAACGTAGTGCTCCCAGTATCAGAAGCACTACGAATGTCAGGATTTCTTTCATGACTGAGCCTTATTTAGTTCCAAGAGCCTTGTTAGCACGCTCGATTTTACGCTTGAGGGAAGCGATACGATGGCGGATAGCCTTGGCGTCTTCCTTTGACAGTTTAGCGAACTCCTCAGCATTAGCAACCAAAGCCTCTTTCTCAGCAAGTTCAGCGGAGTAGGTAGAGAGGCGAGCCTCAGCGTCACCAACACGGGGAGCGGACTTCTTTTCACCCTCTACAGAGGCTTTCTTTTCCTTCTTGGGAGCCTTGTCAGCCTTTGCCTTCTTATTGGCTTTAGAGGCTTCTTTGACTTCTTCTTCGCTCTTTAACGGTTGGGCTGGCTTGATAAGTTCCTTGGTATTCTTTTCGATTTCAGCCTGACGACGACGTTCTTCACGTTCTGCCTTTTCTTCTTCACGGTGACGAGCCTCAATAGCAGCGTCGCGGAGGTCAGTATAGATAATGTAGAAGCGATGATAAGCGTCGAACAGTTCTTTCTTGCTGTTGGCTTCGGTGTACTCCTGAGGTGAGAACAGGCTGTTAAGACCTTTGATAGCAGCACAGATGTCATTGATAGCAGCGACCATGTTAGGTTTGCTGATGTACTTCATTGCCTTCTTTTCGTTAAGCATATCTTCGTTAATTACGAAAGAAGTTACATTCTCGGAAGCGATGTTGTTTACAGTTGTCTTCATAATTCTAATTTTTAATTTGTTTGACATTGTTGATTTAATTTGACATTACAAAGATAGTGCTTTCTATTGAATCAGCAAAGAAATTATCCGGAAATCTTCAAAGAATTTTCAAGATTTTTCTGGTTTCGTTGGTTTAGTCCATTGTAGAGTCTCCTGTTTGAACTGAGCATTATAGCGAACTTCTCTGAACGGATGTCCTTTTGCCAGTAGTTCGATAGTCTCCTCAAGGAACTTCTTCGGAATACCTATATGAGTGTCATCAATAGGAGTGACCACACGCTTCGGCAGCCACCTCCCAAAGTAATACTCCTTCCCTTCCCAGCACACAGGGTGTCCGGGGTGTTCAACTATCCAGAACGTCACACGATACTGAACAGCCTTTTCGGTCTCACCGATTTTCTCAACTGTTAGTGTTCTCATCTTATATACATTATTGCTTCGGCTACATTCTCAACGGAGTAGGAGCCACTCTTCACTCCGTCATATATCATCTGAGCAACTTTCATGAGTTGTTCCTTCTGTCTTTCCTGACGTACCTGTTCAGCCGATTTGATGACTTCACAGGTGTGCGTCTTAGGAGCTGTCTGATGTGGTCCGATATCGGGTGTCCACTGTACACCGCTTGCCCACCAGGAGTTCCCATGGTCATCACTATACAGTCCAGCCGACGGTGAACCGCTTACTATGCGAGCCTCATACGTGTTTCCGGTAGATAGCTCCGTTACTTTGATGATGTCTCCAACTGTCATGATAATTGTATTGCTGGGTCTCCCCATGTTATTTTACGACCTGTTATTTTCTCAATAGTGCCTTTCGGGAGTTCGATACGTACTGTCATCGAACGTTCCTTGGCGTCTTTCTCTACCCATATAGGGTGAGGAGAATTGAGCTCCCGGAGCGATATCGCTCCTTTGAACTCATTCTTCTTTGACGGGTCGAACCTTGTTACAGGCTTGTCGAAGATGTGCTCTTTTCCGTCACTGTCTACTGCGAGCCACACCTGTGGATTCATCCCCATATTACATAGTTTAAGAATCTTACCACACCGTCCCACCATTCGAAGAACAGTTTCAATCCCCACAGGATTAGGAGCACGAACACGGCTATCCAAAACCGCTGCCACCACACCCTGTATTTCTTTACTAAATTCTTTCTTCCGAAGCGTCCCCAGAAGAAGTTCATGACTGCCCAAATTACTCTTTCCATGATTTCGTCCTTTTAAAGTGTTATATTATTTTCAACGGCTGCAACAGCCAATATCCATGATTGCTTGTCACTGATGAACGCAACTTTCTTTCCGTAGGGGTTCATCGTCTTGTCGACTGTTTCGGCTATCTTAGCAGCGAAGCCGTCTGTCGCCTGTACTTTACTGATGAACTGTCCGAGAGCATTGAAAGCGATGTCGAAATAGGAGTTGTTATTCCAGCGGTCAGTTCCCGCCATATCCTTGATTTCATTCGCTAACTTCTGAGCCTGTTTATACTGTTCTGAACCTTTCTGTAACATAGTTTGTTTCCTCCTTTGATTTAATTGACTGAGCAAATGTACTGGGTTCTATCGACATATCAAAGAAATCCCGGAAGAAATTCCGGGATATCCTCAAGATTTATTTCTTTACCTGTTTAAGATTGGCTATATAGCGAGCGTGAAGGCATTGTATATTATAGCCACCAGCCAGGATACAACTCGTTTTGAAAATGTATCGAGCGTCTTCAGTACGTATCACCCACTCGCCTACATAGTTTCCCTGCTGACCTCTAAAAGAGATGAGGTCGAACGATTGTATCTTGTCTTTGATAGGAGTGAGTTTCTTCTCTACCTGTAATTTCAGTTTCGCAGTAGCCTGTTCGATTGTGAGCCGTACCTCTTGGTCACGCTTTGCGTAGAACTTCTCACGAGACTCGCAGTAGAAGTGTATGCTCAGAACTCCTGAAGCCTGTATTTCCTTATTACGAATGTATTCCGGCTGGCGGTCGTAACGTACTCCAGGAGTGTGTACCATTTCGTCCTCATGAGTGTAACCGCATAGACTGTAATAGGTACGACGGACAGCGGTTTGGTAGATGTGATTGAGTGAGCGAGGGAAGGACTCTTCATTCTTTTCGAGTTGTTTCGTAGCCTCAGCCACAGCGTCCTCGCGAGATTGATGTTGGCTTACATATTCGCCTGACAGGATTTTCTCGTACAGGTTTTTATAAGAAGCATAATCACGAATGACTCTTGAGATATTGTTAGCGTACCATTTAGAAGACTGACAGGTTCTTTTCGCTTCCTCGTTACGTTCCCAACCCTGTTCCCAAAACTTTTCGATAGAGGCTTGAAGTTCGTCAAGTGTCACTTGAGCCGTGGCGAGAACCTCTTGTTGGATTTGACTAATTGTTTTCATACTGTTATTTCCTTTATTGATTGACAGTACAAATATAGTCATTCCAGATGACTCAGCAATGAACCATCCGGAATTTTCTTGAAGAATTCTTCGATTATTCTCTTAGAAGTTGTATGAGATGTCCATCAGCACACGACCTGTTTCCTTTCCATCTCTTACTTCGAGGCTGAACGGGTTGACTGAACAGCGGAGTTCGTTTACAGGGTTCTGAAGAGCAGCCTGTACTGCCTCACAAATCTTTTCGGCTTTGCTATCGAGACGGCTTTCGTTCTTACCAGCACCACGTGAAGTATAGCCACGGAACTGAATGAACTTGAACTTTCCGTCAGACATGAGGTGAAGACTCAGACGACCACGATTAGAGGCTTTCTCTTTGTCAGGACGGTTCATAGTGAATGAGTCGATTGTCAGGTGTAACTTCGCTAATACAGGTTCCAAGTCATTGATGATTTGTTGAGCGACTACTCCATTAGAAGCAAACTCCTGTAACATACGATTGAGGTTCGACATCTCTTTTTCTATCTCTGAACTGTACTGATTGAAGTTTTCGTTAAAATCTTGTGACGTTTTCATATCCTTATTTGTTTTAATATTTGACATTTGATTTACTTTGATGACACAAAGGTAGTGGATTCTGATGAATCCGCAAAGAGTTTCTCCAACTTTCTTCAGATTTTCCTCAAGATTTAACTTTTCGAAACAGTCATTTCCGGCTTAACTCGCTGTGGGGTGACCATGTTAGGGTGATGACAACTCCCCATGACGGACGCTGTTACTTCTGTACCGAATTTCCCGGAGTAGATGCAACCAAATATCCGTGTCTTGGTGGAGAGGTTTTTAGGGCGATTTACAGGCTGTTTTCGACGCCAGCGTGTCAGTCTCGTGATAACGGATAGTGAGGCATACGATATCGTCCCAAATGACAGCCCACGGAGTCCTTGGTGTGGGGTAGGAACAGTCATCGGACACGGTTCTTCGGGGTTGAGTCGCGCAGGATTCTGGCGCAGAAGAGTGTTGCAGTCCGGATTCGAAATACCCTGAACCTCCAACCACCCACTCCAATAACCCCACTGACCAACCCAGCCCACACTCCAATATCCCCAT